ATAGTTGTATATGAATTGACATTGCTGCCAGCGCGATATCGCGAGGAAGCACATATATTAAGGTAATCAATGAAAATAATATCAGGTCTAAATGATTTCTTAAGTGCAAGTTCATTAAGAAGTGCTCTAAAATGTCCACTGTGTGCAGATGCAGTTGGGTATTCTTTAATTATAAGTTGACCTTGAGTTTTCTGTGCAAGGTTTGTCACCTTATTCTCAAAGATCATCTTTGGAAGATCACTTATTTCTTGGATTGGTACGTTGAGAAGGTTTGCATCAATTCTTTCTGCAATCTTCTCTTCAGCCATCTCCATAGTAATGTAAAGAACATTACGTCCACCAAGCAAAACTGAACTAGCCATATGACACATGAACAGAGACTTACCGACACCTGTTCCTGCTAGTGCAATATTAAGAGTCTTATTGGGAAGACCACCTTTTGTAATTTTATCAAAGTACTCAAGATCAAATGGAATTTTATCTTCTTTCCGATTATATGACTCAAATCGTTCTTCATAGTCTTGAAGATAATCATGACCCACATGATTATCAAAACTTACACCAAGTGCATTAGAAAGAATAGAAGGAATTGCATCACGGTTCTGTTTCTCATCATTACCATCTGCAATATGAATAGATTCCATAAGTGCCAAATAAATGGCACGATCACGACACCACTTCTCAGTAGTATTAATCAACCACTCAAATTCACTTGATGAATCTTCAAGTGATTGAACAAGACTAATAATATCTTTGAATGATGAGTCAGTAACATCCTTTCGATTTTCAATTTCAATACAAAGAATTTCTTTACTAGCAAGTTTATTATACTCATTAATAAATTTTGAAATCTCTTCATATACAATTTGCTCAGAAGATTCTTCAAAATATTCCCTCTTCAAAAAAGGAATAACTTTTCTTGCATACTCTTCATTGTTCAATAGATTCTTCAGAATCAGAATTTCTACCTTGTCCATAACTAAATTGAAATGATATGCTAATACGTTTGCGGTTTGGTTCCTTAAAAGGATTCACAGAGTGGACTAGGTAAGTCGGAAATAAAATAAGTAAACCAGCAGTTGGGTATATGTGCATAGCACTTACCGTATGCCATTCGTCTCTCACTGGATCTAGATGGATTCTTTTCCCATGATTAGGATCATAGAATGTAAGTGATCCTCCGTCAACACCATTACAGGTTTGTGGTTGTAACCAGACAGTTTCTTCGTGATAATTATAGAAAGTCTCTTCACCATCTAACCATCCTATTGGATAATATATTGCGGAGAGAGAAGAAAGATTGTGTTGGTGAGGAAAGTTAATATCACCAGGTCCATTAATGTTTGCCCACAAATCTGAGCACTCCAATCCTTTTGCCCATCCACAGTTATCACAATAACTATTTGCAAATCCTGTGACAATACTTCTAAGACTGAGAAAACTTTGATAATCTTTCTCCATCCCATATTTACTATGCCATCCACCAAAGTTACTTTGAACAATTCCTTTTGAATCTTTCTCACATTCAGATGCAATATCAGAAACCAATTGTTCATTCATACCATGAACAGATTCAGTGAAATTTAAAGTGAGAACTGGACTTGCAAATAATCCATGCATTCCAGGAAAAACTTCAACTGACCTGTCCTCCCCAGATTTATTCTCAGTTTCCATAACTAAACTCTTTTTTTGCCACCTTGTCAAGTTTCTCCATTACTTCTGGAGTGAAATAAGTCTCTGGATCTTTGTAAATTGCCTTTGCATAGACTTTCTTACCATCCATTTCATAACGACCTGCTACATTTTTCCAAAGTCCGCCAATCTCACCGAGTTCAAGAAGACCATAATATCGATCAAGACCACGCTCATCGTAATACAAACGCACCGTAACATCTTTATTCTCCTTACTTAAACGTGACTTAGCAGTCTTTGCCTTGATAAGATTTCCAATGACTTCTGTTCCATCTTTTTCTTTTTTCTTTGTAAGATGGATAATTGTAGAAGCAGCATACTTGAGACCACTTCCTCCTCCCATTTCTTTAGTTGGAACATAAGCACCGATGACATCATAAGTGTGGTTGGTAACGATCATTGGAATGTTTGCTTGACCCAACTTGAGTGTAAGCATACGGAAAGCACCTTTGATAAGTTGAGATTTCGTCATATCACGAACCTGCTTATCGTTCAGTGCGTCTGTAATCTCCTTCTCAGTCGATAGCATCCCTAAAGAGTCTAACACAAACATCAGTGGTTTGCGGTCTTCTACAGGATCTTTTAGGTATCGATCAACAATCTTGAGTGCCTTACTACGAAACTCCTCAATAGTGACAACATTCATCACAACAGTGCGTTGAAGATCTACCCCACGACTTGAGAGTAAAGACTTGTTAACAGCGGCTTCAGTGTCAAAATATATGCACATACCGTCAGGATTATTATCCAAGAAGTTTTTGACGACCGCAAGTGAGAAGAAAGTTTTGCCAGTACTAGACTCCCCAGCAATGGCAGTAATCTTATTCCCAGATACACCACCAAATATACTACCTGAAACAACTCCGTTAAAGATGTACGAACCTGTGTCCACGTAAGTTTCTGTTTCATCTATATCCGATGCAATTTGTGCGTATTCATTGCCAATCTCTTTGACAATATCTTTTAAAAAATCCATTAGTCCAGTGCCTCTCTTTCATAATACTCTTTAGACGATACAAGATTAAAACTCATAGTTCTCCTCTCTTCATTTGTTCTCATCGGATAAACTAAATGACCCAACCATGATGGAAACAAAAGAAGTTTGCCAACTTCTTGAGATGGAGCATACTCATCATGAGAAAAAGTATTGTTGCAACCAAAAACAAATTGAACTCTTCCATTATTTCGACCACCTGATTTATAGGATTCCCCATCACTATCACGATCTCTCATCTGTTCGGTTTCTAAATTGCGTGGGATTTTTAAGAAAACAAGACCAGCAAGATCTGATCCATGATCGTGGAGTGGAGTGAAATCACCAGCATAATACCTATTCACCCAAGCATCGGAATACCGAAGTTTATCTGAGTGCTTAAAAGATGGATCTCTATTCTTCCCTCCATCAATAATTGATAGTTTTACCTGATCATAGTTTATATTATTAGTTACTGAGTTTTCAATATAATAATTTCCAAGTTCTTCCACAAATTGTCTAAACCCAATTTCCTCAAGAAAGTCCTCAGTAAAATAAACTACTTCAAAATCCCTAAGAAGAAGATTTGGAATGCTTCCAGATGAAGAACAATACCTTTCCATCTCTTCGGGATCTGCACAAACATCTTCAGTTTTTTGATTAATCGCATCTACCATAAATTTTGGTAGAGCAGTCTCCATAATATATGGACCGAATGGTTGATGTAATTTTACAGATAATTTCATTGCCAACGTTTTGTTTTTAAATAGTCAAGAATATCATTACGAACATCCATCAGTTCATGATAACACTTTTGATTGTGAGCACATTGTCTTAATGCTGGATCTGGTTTAAGGACGGACTCAATAAAGAGATCTAATCCTCGATTCCATTTATCTCGTTTAGATTCTTCGTCACCAATGGTATATTGGTCTTTCATACAAAAAATAACTCCAAATTTACTGTCTTTTCAATAGACCACCCAATAGAATCAAGAACAGTCTTTAGTGGTTCTAAGAACGCCTTTTCAAATTGTAAGTCATAGTCTATGTATTTGTCAATTCCAAGTTCATGAGGAAAATCCTGAATAAAGGAAATTACATTCTCATGGATTGTATTTGGTTTTTTCAGATACAAAAACTTTATCTTTTCACCATTATTGATCAAAGAGTATTTGTGATCAAGTTTATTCTTCTTGATATAGTAATTAAAAAGAAGAGATCCTCTTACATGAATCGGTGTCCCTTTAGAATAAATTGATGAATGTGATCTATACTTTACAACATCCGATACAGAACGTGGAAAAGCAATCTGTTCTGGACTCATCTTCTTAAATTCC